ACCAAATGGCAACATAGGCTCAGCACTTGCAAGTTGACGCTGAGTAATCGCATTGACTGCAATACGAGCACCCGTTGGGTCGTAAGCAAATCCCTGTACGCGTAACTGTCCGTGAACAGAATTAACATTCTGCATCAATTCGTCAACAAAGCCATCGATTAATTCATTATTAAATTCTCCACGGTTATATGCAATAACTCGTGCAAGTTCTTTATTCAAGTCCTTGATAAGTTGTGCTCTGTCGCCATCAGTTGATGCAGAGATAAATCGGTCAAGTACCTCTGTACGATACTGAGATACAGTTTTTTGTGCGCCACGTTCAGTGACAGTAATTAAACTATCTCCCTTTGTGAAGCCAGGGACATCATCAAATACTGAAATCAGTTCATCGATACCCTGTGATGGGCGAAGACCTGAGAATGAAACAATACCCTTAGGCATATATGTTCCAAGATTACGCATAAGAACGGTAACTGGTCCACCGACTCGTGAACTAAGAACAGTTTGGCTTATCCCGCCAACCTTAGAGAAGTCACGCTGCATAGCAGCAGCCTTAAGTTGTGCAGCACGGTTACGTGTAGCAGTAAAAGCCTCTTTCCCAATGATTGGTTCTGCTGGCTTATAACCCTTACCAAAGAACTTTGGTTCAACTGACATAATGCCAGTCTCAGGGTTTTCAACTTGCTTAAGAAAAGCATCAAATAGTTCTTGGCTCTTAGGGTCTTTAGCAATAGCATCATCAAATGCTGCCATCCAACGAGCACGTTGTTCTGGTGTCTGCTCTGGAATCTTTCCAGTCTTAATGAAGTCACCTTGAATCTGTGCATTACCATCAGATAAATACCATAGGTCATCTGAACGACGAGCAGCAGCAATGCGCTCAATCGCAGGACCGTATCCCTTATCAGCAAGAAGTGCATCACGCACAAACTCTGGGTCCTTAGTATCCTTAAACAAAGATACAAGTTTAGGATTATTACTATGCTTTTCTGTGGTGTTCTTAATAAAGATTATGTCATCAGATTCTGCAATCTTCTGAATATCTTCACCAAGATTTGAACGAACACCAGTTGCTCCATTTGATTTAACAAAGTCAATGTGGTCAGTTGCTAACTTTTCCCACTCAGGCATAGCATTAATATCGCCAGTTTTAATAGATGTGCTTAATCCAGCACGTATAGCACCAGCCTTAAGTGCACCAACACTTACTCCACCAGCAAATGAGATGGCTGCATTCTTAAAAATAAAGTCAGATGCTCCAGTAACCCATCGCCCAGTTACATTGTCCTGAAAATTCTTCTTGACATCTTGGTCATTCCAAAGGTCAACCTTAGTTAGGTCAATACCACCTGATAGAAGAATTGGTGTAGTGATACCAGCAAAAGGATTCATTGCTGATTTAGTCATTGCTACGCCAAGAGAAACTTTTTCACTTCGCTTATAAGCGTCAGTAATATCAGATAGTTGGAAACCTTGTCCCATTTTATCTGTGTTGTATAAAGCACTGTTTGGGTCAGTAAGTAAAAATGCAGTAGAAATTGGACGAGCAATTACTGGGCTGAATACATACTTCTCAGCCTTCTCACCAGCCCATAGAACTGGGTCAGCGACTTTTGCTACAGTCTTTTCTACAGGAGTAATGCCAGCCTTTTCAAGTGAGCGAGATGTTGCTTGCTCCGCACCAAGTGCTGCTTGTGCTGCTAACGCTGGATTACCCTTAAATGATTGTGCTGCGCCTAGCCCTGCTCCAGATTGTGCAACATTACCAAGAACTGCTCCAACTGTGCCTTTGATTGTTCCAAGAAAAGCATCCCATAATGATGGCATTACATCACCGCACTTCCTGGATTAAATGTTGATGGTTCGCCACCCTTAACATCCTCTCCAGTTAATGTCATAATAAAAACATCACGGTCTTGTGGTGATTCCCAAGGGACCATAGAAAGACAAACAGCAATGCCAAAGTTGTCATACCCTAGCGAATTACCAAATTTATCTAAATGGTCGAAAAAGTTATTTTCTACCCATTTCATCAAATAAGCCTTGCCTTAACGTAGTTAACTAGACGCTTGTATGAATCAGGTGCGCCCTCTAGGCGTGCTGCATCAAGAAGGTCTGGCAAATACTTTTTCATTAAATCAATATTTTCAGTAATGCGTGTATCGCCATTAAGGGCAGGAGGAAGCGCTTCACTACCACGCCCACGACCAGTATCAACGCCATCTGAAACAGGAAGAGAATCTTGTGACTCAGCATCAAGTGGCATTAATCCACCAAGGATAGAAGCCATAGATGTTGGTGCGGGAACTGCTGAAGGTGTGGATGCTTTCTCCATCTTTGCTGCTCCTGCCTGTGCCTCTAGTGCTCCGTTTTGTCCATAACCAAAGCCTGTGTAATTTGGATTTGCTTGACCTGATTGTCCATCGCCGCCAAGTGGATTGACATTGGCTGGGTCATACTGTGGTCCGCCATTAGCGCCACCACTACGTCCTGGTTGTCCAGTCATTGTTCCTCCTACTTAATTTCTTGTTCAAGAATATGAAATGGAGCCGAAGTTCCATTGTTATTAATTGCTGCAATTCTCATTGCATCTAATATAGATACTCCAGCGTGTAGCGCACCTAGTGCGTAATCTCCACCAGAGCCAACTGCATAAAATCCTGTGTCGTTCATAGCAACTGCAAAGTCGCTATCTATTTCAAATAAAGTTCCATTGATTCCAATAAGAAGTTGTAACTCAAACTTGTTATCAGAATCTTCTGAGCCTTTATTAAATTCAATTCCTGCTTCAACTAATGTTGATTTTAATGATGGTGCAACTTTGTTGATTACAAACTCATAAAGATTTTGTTTTGCTTTTGCACTTACAACTGGTGGTTGCCATCCGTGTAATATAACTTGTAAGGCGCGATAATCTCCAGCACCACCGATAATGTAGTTGCCACGTTCTGCTGCTTTAACCATTTCAGGGTGTGTATAAACTTTTCCACCCTCTGCTACACGTGAATCAGATGCGATGACACAACCGTCTGCGTTCTGCACGCCTATGATTGTTGTCATTGTCCCCGCCTCTGTTATCTACGTGCGATTGTTCTTACGCTTCCACCCGCTTCACCTGATGCGGTGAGACTAGAAAGAATGCTCATAATGTCTGGCGCTGCTTGTGGCGCTGCCTCAGGTGCTGGACCTGCGGAAGGAGCGCCTCCTGCTGGAGGAGCGGTGGGAGCAGGGGACGGTTGCTCAACCATAGATGCTTCCCCAGCAGGAGGAACTGGTTGCTGCGGAGCAAATGTGGCTTCAATAGCGTCTTCAAGAGATGTTCCCTTTTGACGAGCCTTGATAACCGCAGCAATTTTGTTTACCATCTCTGATGGGTCTTGTCCCTGAGTTGCCATTGCTGGAATAGCCTGAGCCATTGCAGTAATTCCACCGAGAAGCGCAGTACGCATATTTTCAATTTCAATCTTTTCAAGTTCTTGTGTGACATTGACTGTGAATGGAAGTTCACGCATTGCCATATCCTTGGAGATTAATCCTCCTCCAAGAGCCTGTAGCATAAAGATAAGACCTTGGGCTGGGTTAAGACCAGCAAGCATACCGTAGCGAACGTCAGCAGAATAATCTTTCTTAATGTCTTTCGCTGGCTTGTAAGTGATTTCATATGGTGAACCTGAGTCTACTCCACGAATTGTTTTTTCTTCTGGGAAGATAACTTCGTCAATTTCAAAACAGGTTGTGATGACATCACGAAGTGCTGCAGCAAAGATTGCTTGTGCAGATTTAACTTGTGTATCGAAGGCTCCCATAAGAGCCTGTACGCCTTGTCCCGTAACTACAGATGCATCAATGTTTCCTGTTCGTCCTTCAGGATAACGTGCACCAACGCGTAGTTCTTGATTAAGTAAAGAAGATTCTTGAAAAGCACCTTGTGGTAGAGAAAGTTCTACGCGGCGCACTCCTGCTGGATTGTTTGTACGGATAACCGCATCTCCACCAAGTTGCAACTCCTGTACATCCGAAGGAAGTACGATAGGTGCTTGTACAGATTTCTCTGCTGCTTCGACTGCAAGCAGTGCAAAGCGGTTGCGAAGCAATTGAATACCAAGGATGTCATCAAACTGTCCACGTAGTTCACCGTCGATAGATGGCTTACGTGCTACAACAATATTCATTTTACCAAGTGGGTTAGCAGCAATAGATAAAACTAGGTCTGCTTTGCTTGGGATGTAGATGATTGATTGGTCTTTGTCGTAATAGCGAATTAACTCAACCTGAGCAGTTAAATCCTGGTCGTAGCCTCGTCGTCCGAGTAACTGGGATTCATAATCAGGGAACTGAGATACGAGTTCGCCTAGCGTCATTGCATATCGCTTTGCAAATGCCACACAACGTCCATAGCGGTCAAACTCTGGGTAAGCACCCACTGGGTTTTCTATGCGGATTCGTGGCAGTTTTGCGTCTTCATCCAATTCAATTACGAACGGGAGGAAACCATATGTGATGTACCAGTCAGCACCTTGGTACATCTGTACAGCAAGGTCTGAGTGCTGGAAGTAGTTCGATGCGATACGTGTGCGCTTGTCAGCGAAAGAACGTGCACGGTCATTGACCGCGTTTGCTGCAGAGCAGTTAACTGCAGGAAGTGGAGCCATAACCTCAGAGAGGTCACGTGCTACAATGTCGATAAAGTTAGCAACTACGTTGGCAGATACGCCCTCTGGGAAAAAGTCAGGATAGACATCAGCAATTTTTCCACGGCGGACTGCGAGTACGTCAAGGTTGCGCTGGTCGCGTTCTCCGTTGAGGTGGCGTAGAGATTCAACTCTCGCAAACACCTGCTTCATTGATAATGCCATTGTTATCCTATCCGTATTGTTGCGACCACTGGTCAGCGATTGCTTCATCTAAATTGATAGAGCCTCTTTGTGCCCTCTGTGCTCGTGTTGCCCAGCGATTATTAGTGTAAGAACCAATCCGTGTGGACTGTTGCATCAGTTCGCGGATGCGAATGACTGCAAACCACAGTGCCATTACGCAGTCTGTAGGGTTTCGTGTGTCAGGTTTCCAAGTAATCAACTCTTGAACTAATGTCTTAAGACCTTCAGAGCCTTCATTACTTGGTAGTTCAATCAGGTTGTTATCCTGGAATCGTCCATCTCGTGTGTTGCCGAACAGCATTGCCATTGACGCTACACCGAAAGAGGTGTCCCACTTATTCTTACCAGTAAAGTGCGAGTTGAGTTGACATCCGTGAGAAGCAAGATAGTTTCTCAGGTTGTCATCTAGTGCATAAGCCTTCTGGTGTGCGTTGATTTCAATACGCAGTTCCTGTGGCTTGTACTTAACGACCCATTCTTCAATCAGGTCTTGAATCTTTTGCGGTGATGGTTCGGTCATATTGACACAATCCAACACGTAAATCTTTCCATCTGCCTTGTTGTAGGTACAAACTACTGCACCTGTAGCACCTGCCATAGCAGGGTCAAGCCCGATGATGGTGTAAGCGCCCTCAATGTAGTTGGGGTGCCCAGGTGTTCCAGGCTTTAATGGACCACGCTTTCGCATTCCATTGACGGAACCTGCGATACAAGAAGGGCTAAAGATTGAATCTTCAGTAACATCTTCTTGCTGGTAGACCATAGCCCACACCGAAGGTGAAACTTGTGAGCGTCTCTTGAATAAAGATTGCCCGTCCCACTTTGGATAATTTCCATTAGGTAGCGCATCATCTTTGGAGTTTTCCTGCTGGTCAGTTTCTGCCCACAGGGTCTTCCAATTTTCTGGCTTCTCATCAAATTCTAAAACCGCTGGCATTGCACAGTAGGTGAAAGGGGAAACCCCACCTGACCATTGTCCTGGGTCACGCAGCATCTTGTACAAGTCAACTGGTGCCACTCTGGTTCCAACGATAATTAACTTACCGTGTCGACCAAGACGGGTGATAACTTCTTTCTGAAGCCATTCCATCTGCTTTTCCCACTCGTGGGCATTTGCACCCATCACAGCATCGTCGATGATAATCAAGTCAGCACGGGCACCGTAAATCTGAGAACCAAGACCTAAGGCTTGAACCGTAGGGTCCTTCTCGCCAGAGTCGCGTCCTGTACCTAGGTAAATCATATCTGCCGACCACTGGGTCGAATCTGCCTTATAGCCTCCATTAGGACCAAAAGCGGTCTGGAGTTTCATATAGGCTGGGTGGCTAAGTCTTGTCTTGATTGCACCAAGGAACTTACGAGCCATACCCTGAGTCTTAGAGACGATGATGACTCTAGTGTTAGGGTCAGTGACAATCTTGTAGGTTACATAGTTAGTCGTAATCGTTGTCGACTTGGCGTGCTCTGGGGGTACGTTGATAAGTACACGGTCAGGTTCACCTGGCTCATATGTCATACCTGCTGGCATCCACCGAGGCTCAATGCCTTCCATCAAGTCTAGCCAGTTCAACTGGTGAGGAAACATCTTAGAGTCGAGGAACTGTTCACAGAAGTCGGGGAAGGAAATATCCTTGAGTTCTTTCAGGTCAGCCTTGACCCCTTTGCCAGCAAGTCTGGCTTTATCTGCCCGTTCCTTGAAGTCAGCATCCTGCATTGACCATTGTCTAAAGGTAACATCGTTACGACCTACGGCTGCCATAGCAGCGGTAATGGTCGCACCTTGTTCCAGAAGTTGGAGCATTCGCTCCTGGGCTTCCTTCTTGGATATGTTCTGTATCCCTGGCTTGCGCCCTCTGTTTGCCATTGTCAGTGTCCCTAATATCGGTCTAATAACGCTACCTGCCGAACGGCATAACTCTGGCGTTTACTCAACATTAGTTCAGTTAGTTATTTATATATTATAACTAACGAACGAGCGTAGTCCCAAACGAAGCGAGTTCGTTTAGAACTTGTAATGTAAATCATTACATATAAGATAACCTGTTGGAAGTGCCTAAACCGAACACTCTGTGTTCATATATTTTTATAAGGGGGGCTATATATATAAAAGCCCTGGTCAACAGGGCTATTAAAGGAATATAACAGAAATTTATTGAGTGACTATATATACATATAGACTGACGGATTTAATCAATGCCCCCTCAAATCATCCTGACGGCTGATGTTTCGGGAACCCTCTACCTATACCTGACCCTTAGACATACCCTAAAGGTATGTTTACTTTACAATAATCTAAATTAATATGGATTATCTTGGCACTAAATGGAATTGCAAACCCTTTAGGGATTGGGTGACTATCTCCCCAACCGTGTCGCTATTCCCCCCTGTTATTTATTGACCCCTCAATCCTTGACCGATTAATCCCAAGAGTTCTGCAAATGTCGACAAATCTACAAAATACCCCCAAGCCACGGAAGGGGGAAAGTGTGACGGACATCACATTTCCTAAGCGTGGAGGATGCTTGACAAGCCTAGAATGAGCCTGTAGTGTTTGCCTTGTAAGTTAAACCACACAGACAGGGGAAAGAAAATGAAAGCATTCACAGTAAGAGAACTAGAGATTCTCAAGGAGTCTCTCAATGCTACAGACCCAAGCCAAAAAGAATTGCTCGCCAAGATTTGGAAAGCACAGCGTTCAATAATCAAGTCAGAAATCAGAAAGGCGGCAAAATAATGAAACTTATCCTCACAGAGAAGCAATTGGATTTGGTTCAAACCGCGATTGAATGGGCTCACGGGTCTTGCGCGGGGGTCACAAAAGACCAAGACGAAGACCTGTACGAATATCACAAAAAGTTCTTAATCCTAGACGAACAAGTGATGAAGCAAGTCCGCAAGGCATACGCCAAAAAGAACTAGGCAAGACCGCCCCCGCCCCTCACAGAGGGCGACAGGTGCAAGACCTGAGGAGGGCACTAGGTAGGGCAACTCCGCCCCGCCTTTAGATGGGAGAATATAAAGTGATTAACTACTTAACAACTTGGGCACAGACAACAGAGGACGCGTACAACGAGGGCAACCTAGCCCTCTTCGTTTGGGGCATCGGGGCGCAAGTTCTACCCTTTGCCGTGATTGGCTTAGTTCTCGCGGGTGTCGGCGTGTGGGCTTTTAAGATGTGGGAGGATAATTTCTAAGAGTGAGGCAACTCACAGCCCGCCACTCTTGACAGAGGGCACAGGGAGCGAGACCCTAGGCGGGCACGGGTAGAAAATCTACCAGCACGACAAACGACAGGAGAAAATAAAGTGAATCAGAGAGACGCAATCCATTACATAGCAACACGCCAAGAGTTCAAGGCAAGCGCACTAAGCGGGAGCCGTTACTCACTAGGCGGAGGACAACTAAAGGGCAAGGAACTAGCGACATTTGATGCGGACGTAAATGGGGCGGACTATATCGTCTACTCATACAGCACCCCAATTGCTTGGCACACGCTTAATTTTGGCTGGTATGTAGTAGAGCAAAAGTTCAGCGTGACCACAAGCAAGCACACAAACTACGTGCGCCGTGCTATTGCTGAGAGTTTAGTGGGTACTAACTAATGGACGCAATCATAACATTTTGTTATCTAGTTTTTGTATTCGGTTCGGGGTTGCTAATCTCTTACGGGTTGGTTAATCTATGGGATGCACACAAGCGAGGAATGGAACGCGTAAAAGCATACGACGCACGACAGGGGGCAAGGAAATGATGCCCTTAGCACTAGCACTAATACCCATCGCCTTGCTATGCATTGCGGGGATACTAATCAACGACGAAATGACAGGAGAATAACGAAATGTTACTTTACATAGGCACAACGAACACGACAACGGGCAACCCTCGCAGAGGATGGCTACGAACTACCGCAAGCGGACAGCCTTTAGGATGGATAGAAGAGGGCTACGAGGGACGCGGAGCAATAGCAGGATATGACGACGGGGAAAGTATCAAGATTACAGTCAGCCCCGCAGAATATAAGCGCATTAAATCTATGGGAGAGAGGGCACACAATGCAAACAACTACTAAGCCCTACACAATAGATGAATTAGTCACCACTATTTATGAAGACAACCTCAATCATTTTGAGTTCCACGAAAATATGGGAGGCGCAGATTGTACCTGCGACATCCACCAAGCAATGAAAATTATTGTTAAATATTGGGGCGAATAATGGACGGCACACTTGTAATTTGTGGCGATTGCCTTTACCCTATCAACCAATGCCAACACCGACAGGAGCGCACAAGATGACAACAGAAGAGACGCAAGCACTAGCACTTAAAACATTACACGAAGCGATACAAGCACTCAAAGATTGTGGCTTGATGATAGAGGAGGAAGAAGAATGAACCTCATAACAGAGGCTTTACATATTGCCATTAACTCTTTAGAGTACGACGGTGAAGATGATAAAGCAGAAGCATTAAGAGCCTTACTTTCAGAGACAGAGGAGGAAGAAGAATGAAACAGCACCATTTTATAATTGCATACGACACTGAGACTAAGACTTGGAGTTGGGATACAGACCAAGAAGAAGCACGCTTTTTTGATGGGACTATCTATGATAAATCAGCGGAGATTTGGAGTTCAGGTTACTTAGGCGACGGAGAATACGAACCACAAGAAGATGACCTTGCAACTATATTGCAAACAAATCTCCGCGCTATGAATGGTGACCAGTAATGAGTGAGCGCGTAGTGATATGCCAAGCAGATGATTGCGAGGCAGAAAACAAAGATTGGGAAGACAGAGACGGAACATACTGGTTCACCTGTACTAAGTGTGGATACGATAACGAATTAGTATATGCGGGGTGGAAGTAATGACAACTCGCGTAATCACAGCAGAAGTAGATGACCAATGGTTCGAGATACTAGGACAGATTACACGCCACCAAGATGGCTTCATATGGATAGGAGTAACTAATGCAACAGCAAATGCAGATAGTGTATGAAACAAAAGGCGTAAAGGTTGTCAATGTATGGCTACCAGAGGGCACAGAACTGCCCGCACAATGGGCAACTATGACATACACAGAGCAAGACGAATGGCTCTATGAACACCAAGTAGAAGCCAAAACATTATGGAGCGACGAACACCAAGGGCAAGCAGTTAATGTCTTACCCGTAACCCAATTAAAGGCGGTCATCTAATGCCATTAAAGAATAGAAGTTGGCACGAACAAGGGCTATGCAGTGGTCATCCTGACGCAGACATATGGCACTATGAGAACTCTATCTTTGAAGACGAACAAAAACTACAAGTCTTGCGAAGCGTAGAGGCTATACAAATATGCAACTTATGTCCAGTCAAAGCGCAGTGCCTAGCCCAAGGGTTAGAGCCTGAGAATATGCAGTACACGGGCGGAGCAGGCTCTATATGGGGTGGGTTACTGATGAGCGAACGGCATCTGCTCAGCACTAAGAAGCCAAGCAATAGAAAACTTATCTCAGAAGTGCGTCATCGTCGGGATGTTAGGCAAACTCTTGCTAAAATATTCAAATGAAAAGACACATAGTAGCAGTGACTATCTTGGCAGTAGCAATCATCTTTGCACCAATAGGCAATGATGTCTCAGTTAATGTTGGGGTTACTTTTAATCCTAATCATAAGCCACCAACCAAGGCAACAATGGAACAGAAGAGAGCCAACAAAGTTATGGCTATGAAGTTTGCCAAGGCTGGCTATGGTTGGGACATAAAGCAAAGGCAATGTGTTTACAAATTGTTCACTGCTGAGAGTCGCTTCGACCACTTAGCAAAAAATCAACAGGGTAGTAGCGCATTCGGTATCGGACAGGTGCTAAAGGAAACTAGCAAAGACCCAGCGATACAGATACTTAACGCTTACAAATATATCAAGCACCGCTATGACACCCCGTGCAGGGCGTGGTCGCATCACGTCACCAGGAATTGGTATTGATGTTAGACCTAACTGGCACACCTATCTTCACTTGTATCTGTGGTTGCAAGATGTTTGTAGTCACCGTGATGTGGGATGAAGAGACAAGAGAGGTGAGTTGGTATGACTTGAAGCAGGAATGCAAGGAGTGCAAGGCAATCAGCACTGCACCTACACCTATGGATTGGAAGGATGAGTAATGAGTGAGCAAGAATTAAGAGAAGAGATAGCAAAAGAGATTGAACGTAGATTAATTTGGGAGACAGCGCCTTATCAAGTCAAGCACGCAATCAATAGAACGGCACAAAGAGCAGCAGATATAGCAAGGGGTAATGTTTAATGCCAACGTATGAGTATCGTTGCAATAAATGTATGGCACACACAGTGTTAAGTCGTAAGGTAGAAGAACGCGATGAAGAAGTTACTTGCGTTTGTGGTCATACATCAAGTAGAATATACAACACACCAGCAATCCGCTTTAATGGTAGCGGGTTCTATTCAACAGGAGGTTAGACAATGTGTGATATATGTGAAAACGGCGGTTGCTCTATATGTGCAAGAACAGAGAGCGAGAACTTACAGTTCGCTAGTGGCAAAGAGATAGAAGAGTACTTCGATTCTTATTCAGAAGTTATGCACGTAGACCCAGCAGAATCTACTCCTGAGGTGGAGTAACCTCTGCGATATCTTCATCACGATAAGGTTTGAATCCACCTATCTTGTTAATGAGTTTGCGTACAGCACGCTTGTGTCGCATACGAGCAGTATCTTCTGACCCTAACTCCATCTCTTTGGCAATGTCAGGAAAGTCCATTGCTTCAGCGTGACGCAGGAACAATAACTTCCTATCATCTTTAGTTAGTTTCCAGTATGCAAAGTCAATCTCAATCATCATCGCCATCATATTGCCACCCTCACTAGGTGCAGAGGGGCGACCAGGGCGACCTAAGTCCACCTTGTTTATCTGACCCCACTCACCTCTTAAGACAGGAGTCAGCAATGCTTCAACCATATCTGCTTCATAAAAGAATAGGTCGCTTGTCTCATAGCCACCAGACTTAGCCTTCCAATGCTGACAGTAATCTAATGCTTGGTTACGTAGGCTACGATAGATTAAGTTCTTTGCATCCTTAACTCCGATTGCTTCCCACGTATCTAACTTATTAGGATGTTCAAGAAACCATTGATAGAGTGATTGTCGGATGTCTTCTAAATCTATATCACCAAACTTACGGTGGTACTCAGATGCAACAGCATCAACAACATACTGCCAAGGTTCAATGCGTGCCCATTCAAGTGTCACTTTATTCTTACTCCGTTATCTAAATGGAGGAAGCCAACCAGTTTCATCTTGTTATTCTTATTAGCAAACTCAGTGGTAGATGGCAACCACTTCTCGCTCCACTCAGTTGGCACCATCAAGTGCAAAGGGAAAGCCCATACACCTTGCGGTGTTGAGTTGATGTACCAAGGTGTGAAGCCAAGTAAGTGTGCCTCTTCAAGTAAGAAGTCATACTTCATCTTCTCAATTAACAGGTCAGGGTAGTGTGTCTTTCGTGACTTAAGTTCGATAAACATTTTGTATCTATCAGTAGTGCAATCGAATCCATCGTACTCTTCGGGTGAGTGGATGAGGTCGGGTAAGTAAGTTTCCCTCAACCAATCAAAGAGTTCTTTTTCTTTCACTCATTATCC